AGCGGCTGCTGAAGGTGCAGTTGATGGGGGTAGCGCGGATATTTTAATATTTGGCATTTATTCTAAAAGCAAAAGAGTTTCGGCAATGTCTTCCATCTGAATAAAAGAACTATTTTCCATTAGCATAAATTGCACAAATACAGGGCGCGATCCACCCATATCGACAAAAGTTGGACAATTAAAGAATAACCAACTAAGTGTGTTCATGTTTGCAGCTTAGGTTTTCAGGATTGCATTGGCCGCAAAACTTCCTGTAGTCGAAATAATCTTGATAAATTTCGCAGCAAACAATTCTGCTGGCGTTGAATACATTCCCGCTTCACTTATGGTTTGCGCAATATCTGTGTCGGTGGCGTAATATTTCATTTTAACATAAGTTCCCGCTGCTTCGTTTGACGAGTAATAAGTAATTACTTGTGGAGCAATAGCGTAGGCCGGAACGTGAAGTAGCATTGCTGCTGCTTCGGCACACTGAATTACCGTAGAACCTCCAAGCCCCGTGGAAACTGTAATTGGCTGTGTTGTAGATATGCGTACTGTCGAATCTGTGGCCATAACTGCTCGTTTATTTAAGTTTTGCTGGTTACTGAAAACACCACAGATCCACTTGCTGCAACAACGTAGAACAGTCTTGCCGGAAACAACTCATCTGGAAGTGGGTAGCTTCTGCCATCCTGCACTGTAATTGTAATTGCTGCATTAGTGCCGCTAAAAAGCTGCTGGGCAGTTGCATTAAGAATGGTGTCGGGAAGCACAAAAAATGACAGCACAACTGCCGTTGCGGCCCCTGAGTTAATATGAATCAAACCACCTGAAGCTTGGGCCAATGAAAGCTGGCTTGCTGTTGCCGCAGATGTAGTTGCGGTCAACCCGTGCATATAGTCGGCATTTCTACTTATATTAGTATTTGGCATAGTAGGCTTATTTTACCATAGGGCCGGGGCCGGATAAATACATCTGCTCTTGTGCTTCAGGTTTTTGATAGAGTGCCTTCATTATGTGTTCTAAAGCTAACCCACCACCCGCACCCATGCCTAAAGTTGTTAGCAGTTTTTGCATATTTACTTGTCCTTCAGGAGGGGCAGACATTGCGGGCTGTTGGCTGTATGGGCCAAGTTTACCCATATCCATTACCTTCATGGGTGGATTGGAATACGGGCTAAGTGCTGACATATCCATTGGCGATGCTGCCGCTGGTGACGCTTGTTTTGCTTGTGCCGCTGCACTAAGCGCCATCATATTCATCGGTGGATTTTGGTTAATTGGTGTTTGCGGGTTTGGAGGAAATAACTTGGCAGTGGTAGTTGGTAAAGGTGGATTCTGCGACTTTGGCAATGGGCCTAAAGGCTGGGGCTTGGGCGCAAGCGATCCAGTATTTGTAGGGTTTAGCAAGCTAGCTTTCTTTCCAGCCTCTTCAAGTTGTTGTTTTTTTTCTATTCTTTGTAATTCTACCAAAGGTGACGGTGCTGGTAATGGTTCATCGTCTTCAGGAATCCGTACACTATCTGTTCCAAGGTCTTCAGATCCGCTTGAAATTGGCCCTTTGCCAAAGTGAATTGTGTGCGCATCTTCGGAAGTCATGCCGGTAAGCTGGGCATATTGCTTCATGGCCTGATCCATTTCTAGTTGCATCTCTGGGGTATGCACATGATTTGGGTCTTGCATCATTTGTTGCATTAATTCAATTTTGGTAGACAGTGCTGCTGGAATTGGGCCTGCTTTTGCTGCCTTTTTGGCTGGGTTTAGATTAGGGAGTTTTTGACGGCGAGGTTTTGGCATGATGTGTTTCTTGTAATTATTTAGTTATCGGTAACTTGACAACTAAGGTCTTTGTTGCTGTTCAAGTAAGCTTTGCAGTATTCGTTCAATAGCAGACTGAGTTGGGTTTGCTTGAGGAACAAGCTCTTTTACTCCGCTATCGCTTTGTCTTGTAAAGAAGCCTGAGCCTGTATTCATTGGGCTTTGTTGGATTTCAGGCTTCTTAACAATTGCTGCTGTTGCGTCTATGTTGTTCTGTATCTCTAGGGGGCGAAGGATGGAATCCCTGAGATTGTCCATAAATGCCTTGGGATCGCTTTCCGCTGTGGGTTCGCCCTTTTGCAGAATAACTTCTCCCTGCACTTGCTTTCTTGCTGCTTTAGCCTGCATGAACGGCCCTGAACCCTGCCCGCCTGCCCTTGGCCCGCTATACCATTGTTCTGCCGTAAGCGGTTCTTCCTCAGACATAGGATTTGGAAAGTCAGCTTCTTCTGCCACTCTGCGGGTGCGGCCCGGAGGCTGCATTGTCGGCGTTGTAATTCTTTCGTCTTGTGCAGCGTCCCGAATAGCAAGCAAAGTCTGCAATGTTCTTTGATCGTTTGTTGGGTTAGCTAAACCAGTATCAATAAACGACTGTTCGCCTTCTTCAGGAATCCGAACACCTTCAGCGACTTCGCTGTCAGGCATAATGTTTGGTTCTTCAACCGTATCCCACGATAGCGCTGGACGCTCATCTACCCCACGAAATGGCCGGACTTCAGAAATTTCCGCAGCTTGGGGAGCACCGGTGGATGGTCTTTCCCCAAGGATTCTCGCCAGTTGGCGTTGAGTATCTTCGCCGCTTTGCATTGGCAAATCGGGGTTATCCAGCATTTGCTGGCCTGCATCTCTCGGAATAAACTCTTCTTCTACAGGGGCTGGGCGTTTTTTGCGAACCTCTTCTTGTACAGGAGTTTCGATATAACGCGGATTTGCGTCTTGATCTGCCTTAATAACTGCATAGTGTTCTGGGGATATTGTTCCGCGTTCAAACGCTTTGTCCCAATATGTGGGAGATGTGTCTATTACCCTTGCAACGGCTGGTGCGGCTGGAGCTTCCTGCACCATGCTTGGCACTTCAATGTTTTCGCCATCTTCAGGAATCCGATCTCCGCTTTCAAACGATGGCGTTGAATCAGCGCCTTCTAAATCTACTGATGGACTAAACTCCGGGCCATTCATAACTTGTGATTGTTTCACAAGCCTAGATACTCTTCTATTGCTGGGCAGTCTTTTGTTTTCAAAGCTTTGAGCTTGCTCGTATCTGTCTCCTGCTTCGTTGGCTAAAGTAGCTGGAGCATTTTCCATAGCTCGCTTTATTGCTGGAACAAGCTGCCGTATTGCTGAAGCAACATTTTCTGGGGCAACGGTTCCTGAGTTTAAATTGCCGAGATATATGCCCGCAATTTGTTCAGGCGTAAGCCTTCCCCATTCAATGCTAGTTCCATCCTCGGAAAGTTGGTGTACTAATGCTCTCCACTGCGGAACTGCCAAATCAAGATTTATGTCTCTTTGCCGTTCTTGAGTGTTTGCTTGTTTGCTTCTATTAACAATTTGCTTGGGGTTATCTGTATTAGAACTGCCGCTAAGCGTATCCACGTTGGGAGATACTTTTGATGGATCACTGACACTCATGCTGTCAAGATCTTGAGTGTTTCCACCAAGCAGTTTTTGAAGTTGTTCAAGAGATTTTTCTGCTTCGCTACGTTCATCAGCAAATGCGCGGCTTCTGGCAAACTTAGTCTGAGCCGGTGTGCCTGCTTCGGAATCTGCGGTGATATAGCCCAAAGACTTATCAATGCCTTGTACATCGCTGTAAATAGTGGGAGTTTTCTGTACGCCCTTAGTTTTTGTAGCTATAACCGGAAGTAGTTTTGGTTCTGGTTTTCCGGGTAAATCTTCCATTTTCTGCATTTGGAGAATACTTCTCCAAGCAGGATTTTCCCTCATCTTACGACGAGTATCAGGACGTTCTTCAACGTATCCTGCTCTTGCGCCTTTTGTCCCGAGATAGTAGGAAGAGTCAGCTTTCGTTCCTTGGTATCTAACGCGGCTAGTATCAGGTTCTTCGGGATCAGGCGGCATTATCTGATCTTCAATATTCTCCGTACTAATTAATGGCTCAAGTTCAGGATGAGCCTTAATGATTTTGTTTAGTTGATCTTTTGCATTACGGAATGGGCCGCTCAAAGAAAGCTGCCGACCTTCCTCATTTTCGGGAAACATAGCGTGAACACGCGCCCACTCTTCTTCTAGCACTGAGGAGTGATAGTTTGCTGCTGCAAGCAAGTTACGCTTTTTTGGTGTTAATGCATCAACCGCATCTGAGGGAGCTTTGCCATCCCGATACAAAGCAAGCTCACGATCTGCGGGAGTATTGTTCTTTGGTACTGATGTATAAAGATCAGAATCAGGAACTGGGTCTGGCGACTCAAAAGCTCTACGGATTAATGCTTCTCGCTTAACCAATGCTTTTTGAGCAGAAGGCGTAAGTTCTTTTCCTGTACGCTTATCCATGCTGCCTAAAATACGAATAGCTTCATCTTGTTGAGAAGGGCCAAGACTTCGCCATGCTTGGCGGTAAATACCAGTGCCTTGGGAAGGCTCTTTTTCGTGCGATATAGCTGCACTTTCCAAAGCTTCCATTGCGCTTTTAACTGAAGCGGGATCGGCTGTTTTCCTAAGCTTATTGGCTATAGCGTCAGGCAAAGTCTTTTGGCTGGCAAATAGCTCCCTGTCTGGCACAGGGTCTAGTGGGCCTGAATCATTAGTTCCACCCCGCAGTTTTACCTTATCCGATTTAAGGTTCTTTGGAACGGTGAACTTGCCTTCTGGGTTGCTATAAGGCTCCGCTTTCGGGCCTTTACCCTTTAGCTCTCCTTTGACTGTTGGCTTAACAGTAGGAGTTTTCTTTCTTTTGGGAACGGCCATTATTGTTTTGGTGCTTTCCCTTTGCTGACAACCTTGGGCATCTTGACTTTCCCTTGCATTGTCTTGCGCACCAGACCCTCATCAAAATCGTCTTCTGTCGCTTCGGGAGCGTTAGACTTCCCTTTATTCTCTTCGGCTAGATCAACAAGCTTGGAGTTTTCGTCTTCCTCCACGCTTGGCTCGTCTACATCGTCATCGTCATCATCGTCTTCAGAATCTTCGTTTGGATCTGTTTGACCACGGAACAACTTCCTTGGCTCTTTATGTCCTTGAGTTTTACTCAAAGCTTCGCCAAGCATTCGGGTTACACAAGACGGTTTTAGGTCACTAAGACTGACTGCAAATTTATGAGCCATTTAAGCTATTCCTGTGTTATGAAGGGAGTAAACCACCAAGAATCATTTTAGTAATATTGGAATCACGATTCACCTGACCAATACGCCGCTGAGCATTACGAGACAAATCAGCTAGTATTTGCTGCATAACATCGCTTTCCTTCGTCAAATCAAACTGCTGCTGCTGCTGACTAGATCCGTACATCAAGTCTCTTTTTCCAGCCTGTTGTTGTGCAAGTTCAGATTGTTGAGTCAGCGTTGCGTCTTGGTTTTGCTTAATTTGATCCAAATAGGTCTTATTCAGTGCGGCAGAACCCTGCACACTAGCCTGATCGGATGCAACATTAGTGCGATATTGCAGTGCTTTGCTGTCGGCAGATAGCCCGCGATTTGCCTGTGGGGCTTGAAACTGCCTTGCATTAGAAGCGTATGCTTGTTCTGCGGCAGCGTTGTTGCGGCTCTGCCTTAGCGTTCCATATGACGCTGTAGCGGGGGCGGCGTAGTTTGGGGAGAAGTTTTCCGTACTAAACATTCTGGCTGTTCCGTTATCGAGTTAGCCCTGACAATACGCCGCCCCTATTAGTGAACTGCCTAGCACCCGCCCCAATACCATAAGCGAGTCCTTGCGTTCCGACAGGGCCGGTCAACAATCCAGACCCAACCAGCAAATTGAACGCTGCTTGAGCTTGTCTAGACTTTGCGTCTTTCTGGGCTTCGCTTGTTTGCAAGTGGATGTCGGCAGTCTTCTGGGCTTGCTGCATTGCAATCTGCCGCTGAGTGGTCTGCTTTTCTAGGCCCAATCCCCCATAGCGAACCGCTTGAGCTTGCTGAGACTGTATGTCTGCGGAACGGGCTTGCTGTGCCTTTTCGGCGTATTCGTTCCGATAGTCCTCCATCTCCTTGTTGGCGGCAGTAGATTGTCGCTGGGCTGCTGCTGCGGCAAAGGCGTTCCTAGACATTGCTGCCGAACCCCCGCCCTGTGCGACATAGGGAACCTGAGCCTTCATGGCCGGTCGCCCGTAGCCAATCCCAATAGGTGCTTTTGGAGCAATTCTGCTTTCAAACATTTAGCTACCTCTGAAATACCATTGCTTTGACTTCTACGGTATTTGCTATGCCATCAACTTTAGTCACTGCTGTTGATGGGAAAGTAAATTCTACCATGTTCTTGCCAGAAATCACTAACTCAATTCCTTTGTCTGTATTGGTAAAAGCATAAGAAAGCGGAAGGTTGGTTGTGTTGGTAACTAGAATAGGCACTGCATCAATGGACTGACTTGCCTTGTTTAGGCGTAAGATTTCCCCGCCGGTAATGCCAAACTTTAAAGAAACTGTGCTTTGGACAGCACTAGAAGTTACCGTATCTGTACTTTTAAGGTACGGCCCAACAGCTATAGGGCTTGCTGAAAGCGGGCTGTTCACAAGCTGGGGCTGGCTATCCTTGTAAGGATGATCAACAGGAGGGGCTGTAAACACTCTTTCAATTTGTTTTTTAGAACTTTGGTAGACCTGTTCGTGCCGAAAGTCCAGATTGGTTAAGTCGTACCTTCTTGCATTAGCCGTAATTAGTCGTAGGGTTTTTTTGTTAGTAGCATCAGAATATGCTGCCGCCGATGCGGTTTGGGGCGCATTTTTGTTGTTTAATGCGTTAGATATTTCGATAGCTGACGGCGCACTGATGCCACCAGTTACCAAAGCATTAAATACATTAGTGTTATTAGGCTGAGTCATTTCCTACAATTCCATTGATTGTTAGGCCGTAAAGCTCAGGTGGATCGACTAGCTGCGTGTTTTCTATAATAAGATCACTTGGCATAATGAGTTCCACCGCAATATGCGTGTCTGCCCCAGACATATCTGCCGCCGTTCTTGATCCAAATATCGCCTTAGCCACGCCAGTTGCAGCACCTAATGCACTTCTGGTTATTGACATATCCAAGATAGTTTGAGCGCCGTTAAGTTCGTGAACAAAGCCAGTGCCACGATTTCGTGCCATTTGATTAATTCTGGCTGCTTTAGAGTTGTTGTAATACTCCCTAAGAATTAACGATTTTGACCCGCTTGTTGGTTGATACAAAATAGTGATTGATCTGTCTGTAAAATTAGACCCAACCTTTGGCGTATTATCATCAGATACAAGCTCTAATGCACCAGTTTTGTATTGTGTGCCTATTGTCAAAAACTGGTTTGGAAGCCCCTCGTCCGTGCATTCTGCACGGCCTAAAGTTTCTGTAATCACGCCATTAACCATTACGCTTTTAGCCATTACGGTTATTGTTTTTTGGGTTATTGCCTTTATGTACCAATTTCCTGAATTGGAAATTTGTTGGTTTTGATCATTTGGATTGTGAGCCAACGCGGAAGCAGTTAAATCTGTCTTTAAAAAAACAATCGGAATTTGTTGGCCTTTTATAAACGTGTGGTCGTTAATAAACGTAATAACTGCAATTCCATTTACTGATCCAACAGCGTCTTGAGTAAACGCCCAACTCCCCTGCGCAACAAATTCAGCCGGTGGGTTTTGGCATACTGCAATTGCGGTTGCTTGCGTTCCTGAAGAGTTAGATGGTGGATCAATTAACAGGGCAACTTGATTATTAAACACTTGCTCAATGATTGAGGTTTGATCTGCTGAAATTGCCACATAGCCATCACTGTCCCATGCAGGAGTCTCGCCTGTAATTGGATTCGTAATAAATGTTTTGGGCGCATATGCCCTAAACACAGCGTTAGTTACGTTAAATGGAATTTGAGCATTGTTAGGGCATGTGATCGTAATTTGGGTTCCATTTATTGCGGAAATATACGAAAAAGCCGGAACTGAGTTTAGTGATGTTAGGTACTGATATTTTGCTAATCCAGTTGTATCTGCAACAGTAATAATATTTGTTGGCGCGTTTTGTACTGTGCCAACAAAACGGATGCGGGTGGAAGGTGTTGAGTCATTGGGAATGCTTAAAATTGTTTGATTAAAAGGATTTCCCAACTTAACGCGGTATGTAATGTCGGTGTATCTTTGCAACACCACATTTGCGGCTGGATTAAGCAACGGACTTACTGCTGCGGTAAATACAAATAAGCTATTAACAGTATTCCAATTACCGCGCGTTCCCAGAAGATTTGTTAATAGTCCGTAGTCTGTGCCACGGTCAGTTATGAGTATGTCTGAAATTACGCCATTTTTAAGCAGTGCTTGAAACCTAGCCCCGCTTCCTTGCGCACTCAGTGCAACTACCTTTGGTGCGGTGACGTACCCGGAACCGCCATTGGTTAGATTTACTGAAATGATGCTTCTATAGCCAAGATCGTTTTGGCCTGACAATGCATAGATGTTTCCATCAATTGCAGAATACACATCATCGTGGATTTGTGTGCTTTCTGGCTTATAGGAAGATGAGGCAGTTAAAGAGTTTGGGTATGTTTCTGTCCACCATGTTTTAGTATTGATGGAATAGCACAGAACTAGATTTGGGCCGGGGGCGTTTGCGTCATCTATAACTACAAATGCTCTTAAAATTGCAGATCTAGAGTCAATTTTAATAAAAAATGATTCAGATCTAGTTGATTCAATTAAATTGTCAAGCCAGTAAGATTCTACTGCTGCACAAATATTAGTGACTGTTCCTTGTGCTGTCATTGTGTACACGCCGCGCCGGTCTAAGCAGTAAATTTCATCGTCATAAATATCCCAACAACGCTGGTTGTATAACCCACGGTGAGCCAGCATTGAAATATTTGCGTCTACGGCTGGGTCTGTGCTGTAGGTAATTTGATAAATGTGGTTTTCTTGGGCTGCTAAAAGAACTGAGCCATACGGCATTAACGCAGTAAGGTTGTCTGTCAGCTTTTGGTTAGCTTGAATTGTGAGTGCGTTTGTTTCTGGACAACTTTCAAATTCATCGTATTCGCTAAAAAAGATGGTATTTGTGTCTAGCCCGCTGGTAGACACGCCATACCAAAGCCTATCGTTAAAAGCCGCACATACACGCATATCTGTTCGTGGCTGATCAAATCTATATGCATTTAGCCCGCCATTTGGCAAAACAACTGGCAACGCTGCATAGAATCTACGGGAAGGGTTAAACAAGCCTTCGTCCGAAAGAGCGTCAAAGTTTGTTGTGCCAGAAGCGTATCCGCGTAAGGCATTTTGCGGCGCAAGTGCTGCTGCGGCTGCGTTAGCGAACGCGCCAAACGCAGCAATGTTAGGAACCGGCACTATTGTGGTGCTCGGCGTTGCTACAGCAAACATTTCTGAGCGATAAAACACTAAGCTTTGGTCGCCATTAGTTCGCCACAATTCAACTATTTGAGCGCGTTCGGGCGTAAGGACATTGGAGTCCCACGACCATGTTAGCCTCCCTGTTGGGCCATCCGATGGTGTTGGGCCAGCGGTAATTGTGGCAATTGGCGAAAAATTACTGTACGAAATTGGCAGAGACATATCTCGTATTGTGGTAAGCCACCCACATTGCAGCATATTAGGCCCGGTTACTGTAGCTGGATTTGTAAGCGTTATGCTTGCGTTTGCAGTTAGGCCAAGAATATAGGTGTTATCCGGTATTCCTGTGCCACGAACGTGTTGGCCAACTTGTAAACCAATGGTTGTCACCAAGGTTACTACAGCATCTCCTGATGTCAGTTGTCCTAATTGCGACACAACAGGCTGAATGCGCGTAAACACTACGCTTGTAGATCCAGCACTGGCAGTAGGAGCCACTGAAATAGTGATCGTAGTGCCAGATATGTTAGTGATAATTGCTCCAATGGGAATGTTTGCATTGGTTACGCCCATCCCTACCGCCAGCATTGTTGCGGGCGAAACGGTAAATGTTAAAGTACCGGCGGTCAAAGCAACCGCAGTTTGTGTAAATGTGCTGTTTGATGGACGATTTGTAGTCGCTAAGCTTAATCCCACCAAATTCTTAATTACTGATACTGCTCGGGCGTGAAACCTAAAAAGCCCACCGTCTAGCACATATCCAGTTTTGATGAGAGATGCGCCAACGTCATCTAAAATTGCGCTCATTCTGGTTAAAGCGCCCGTATCAGAACAAGCGTAGCAAGTTCCAACTACCGTATCTGTCCAATCTGCATAACGGTATGCGCAGCTATACACGCCTTTGAACGTAGGCCGCATAACTGCCATTAAAACAGGAGTATCGTTTTGCGTTTCAACTGAAAAACCAACATAATTTGGAGATATTCCTGTAGATGGAGTAAATCCATGCCCTCCGCTAATTACATTAACTGATGTAATTACCCCGTTCACAATCCCGCCAACAGTCGGTACGGATAATTCCGCTCCGTAGCCACTGCCGTCATGTGGTCGTAAAACAAATGTTGGTTGACCGCTGTAATTAGAGCCACCGCTGTTCACGGTTACGGATGTAATTGTATCTGTTGCGGCAGTTGACGGAATACTTACAGGCGTGGTGGTTACGGTAATATTAATGCCAGAATCAGCAAATGTTGGCAATGTGTTTTGCCGCAAAACTACTGATGCAGAACTAGCGTTCGTTGCATACCCCTTACCCGCCGATGTTGCGATAGCTGTGGTAATTGCGCCCGGAACGCTGGTGGTTGCACTTGTCGTTTCAAGGGTATTTGCCGTAAACGTAATATCGAAAGCATTTGCGCCCCAGCCAGTTTCTACTCTTGCTGAACCTGCGCGAGTGCTGCCAACATACGCAGTTCGATCCACTATACTAAATTGATCGCTTGCGATTCCGGTCGCAAACCGCATTAAAAACGTAGCATTTACATTTAGCCCCGATCCGGGGTTTTGTACAACAAAAGATGAGTTTGCAGCCGTTGAGTCCCACCCGAATGCACCTGATTGTACGTTGCGGAAATCTACAACTGGGGGGAACGGCTCAATTGTTCCCAAAAACCCTTGGGTGGTTCTTTGCTGATATTGAACGGCTCTTCTTTCCAATTTGTTGTCAAATGGATCGGGGTAAGTTCTTGTCCACCCTGTTGGTGCATATGCTAAATAAACCCTAATTACTGGGTACGCAAAATTTAAACCAAGTAAACTTGGAACATTATCTGTCGTTTGTTCTGGCAAAAGCGTAACGTCAATATAAGCAGTTGTGTTGTTTAATTTAAATACCTTGCATTCTTGTTGACTCCATTGCTCTATTGCTAAACTGCTTTTTAACCCAGTGTGCATCCATACGGAAACAAATTCATAGTTTGGAAAATAGTAATTCCTGTATCTGCCGTCATATACAGGCCTGCCCGGATTCCAAATTTCTGCCCACTGATTTCTGCTATAGCTTTCCCGCGTGTGTTGACCCCACCGATAAGTTGATTGACTAGCTACTAACCCAAAAAATCCGTTGTTATTTAAATTCCAATACGCACCAGCAACATACAACGCTCCGTTGGGATTTAAAGATCCTGACGTTTTTGGAGCAACGTAACCAGCCGCAGTTGCCAGTGGCGCTAGCTGATAGCCAGTTTTGTTTTCGGCAAAGGCAATTCGGGCTTTCCCGCCAAGCCCAGTAGAGCTAGCAGAAGCATAAGTATTTAAAACAAAAAAATAACCAAAATATTCAAATCTAGTTGAGTCATATGTCAATGCAACTAAATTTGTAAAACTTACGCTGGTTGCTGTCAGTGCAGTAGTTACTGCATTAGATATAGTTATCGTAGTACCATTAATTAATTCATTAACTACAGTATTTGCAGGAATGCCTAATCCTGTAATTACCATGCCGGGAATAATTTGATAATTCAATGCTGAAGCAGGCAACGTAAGTTTTGTAGCTCCGACTGCTGCTGTAGCTGTGATTGTCGGCCCTATTTGAGTTACTGTAGGAACGCCACTGGTTGACAAAGAAGACGCAAAAGTATTGAGAGCAACAAACCCTGCACTCACTACTAAAGCCGTATTGCTTACGCTAAGCCCAATAGTGGCATCTGGAACTGTAACAAGTGCTGTTCCACTAAAGTTAGTTCCGCGAGAACTTGCTTCAACTACAGTTATAATTGGCGTTGAGGTATAATTAGCGCCGCCAGCCGTCACTTCTACGGCGGAAATTACTCCACCATCTAAAATTGCTACGGCGGTTGCGCCTCCACTTCCGCTAAATGTAAGTTTTGGTGGTTGCGTATAATTACCGCCTCCTGCGTACACATCTACCCGCTCAACAAACATTGAATTCAAGGCTAACGCAAGCCCCGGAGTTGCTAATGGGCTTTCTATACCAACGTCTACTGATAAGCTGTCGTTAGTCCTTAGCATTTGAGGCTTAATGCTGTTGCCAAAAAACATATACGTTCTGCCGTGCCTATCTTCGGCAAACGATGGAACGCTAACAGAGCCGGGAAAAATTTGAAGAGATTGGGTTGTGTTAGCAACTGTTGAAAGAGTTGCTGCATTACTTAAAATTATTGACGCATTTGTGTCAACCGCCTGAATTAAAGTATCGTCAGGAATTCCTACTCCTAAAATACGATCTCCAACTGCAAGCCCGCTAGTGTCTGTTACTACAACAACAGGGCTATTAATGGAAATAATTCCCTGAATTATTTTGCCGCTATCTCTATACACAGTTGTTGCGGTATAGGTAAGGCTAATGGGGTCTTGTTGGGTGCGCTGAACCCCGTAATAGAAGTCAAAAGTAAAAACAGCCGCATTGCTGCTTAACGCTTTTACAAAAGAATATGTGATTAGTTGATCTGGCAGCGTAGAGCGTGTTTTGCGATACATCGCTAACACAGCATTTCCAGACTGCGAACCTAGTCTTTTAGCTAATCCACGCCGTGGCGTAAGCAAGCCGGGGCGTATGCTTTGAAGGTTGTTCTGCACAACTGCCGCTGTGGGTGGCAGCAAATACGCTGAAATTGTGTTGAAAAACCCAAGCCATTTAGTAGCTTTCATTAATTAGCCCATATCTGGAAACGATGGGGAGTACCAGCCAGCCGTTCTTGGTGTTGGGGCAATCATGGTAGTTGCTCGTCCACCAATGGGCGAAATAACGTCGTTTTCAAAAGCAAGCACAAGATCACGCTTGTACACTTCCATAACCGGAGCCGCCGCTTTCCCGGCTAGTCTTGCGTACCACATTTCGCAAGCACTTAAAATTGCTGTATACATCTGCGGGCTGCAATCAATTATGTCGCTAATTGCGTACTTTACGTTTATTAGTTGTTCTGGCAAAGACTCTGTAATTCGCATTTTTAGGGTGTTAATGCGTGAGGCAACTTCCCTTTGATACACATAGGGAGTAACTGAACCAACGCCATCTGCTTCATCAGTAGCAGATCCAAAACGAATTACACAGTTAATTTGGTTAGGGGGGAACGACGAACCTGTGCCAAATACGGTTAGTCCCAGCGGATCGGTAATTGTAAATATTGCAGGATCTGCTGTAGTAGTAGGTGCAACATTTAAAGTTATTGAAGTAGCGTTCACTATTGTTGCAATAGGTTGATTTGAAACCCCTGCGTCCGCGCTGTTTACAACAAAACCAACCTCAAGCTGGCTAGTGCTTGACAACGTAATTGTTGTATTATTAAAAATAGATGCGCCTGTGAGAATCAGTGCGTTTGACACCGAACCCTGCCTGCAAGTAGCTTCGTAACCCATAAACTTGACGGATTCAGGGATGTACCGATAGGTGTAGTAAACGCTGGTTCCTGACGTTGGAACCCCTACAAACCGAATCTGGTAATTATCCCCAAGATCCGACCGCATAATGGTGTAGTAGTAGGGTTCGCCAGCACCACTGCTGTTAGTTTCCATCCTTTGCCAATCAGCCGGTGACAGGTAACAGTGGAGAGTCCCTACAGATTGCGTTACCAGTGCATCAATATCTTTGACGTTAGCCGGAAGTTCGTAAAAAGTCTGTGCCGTCATTTCGTATGCAGTACCAAAATTGACAATTGTGTTTGATGCGGCAGACAAAGCTGGCTGGCTTAACGAAACATTAAAACCTGATTTGTATATGACTTTTGTGTTTTGCGGGAAAATTGAAACATTTGTGCCATCTGCACCAATGCTAATTATTTGCCCTACAACAATTTGCGTCATATCTGTGGTGTTAGGCACAACAATAAACGCATCTCCAAATGCAATTGATGTTATTGCTGCCGGGGTGTAACCGATGTTATCGACTGCCGCTTGATTGACTTTAATAAATCCAGAAGCCGATAGAGATGTGCTTTCGACTCTTGGGAGTTGCGAAAACAACCCCGCACTCGAAAACGATAAGATCCTTTGTTCATAAATTCCTGCCGCACTAGCAACGGTAATGTATGGGTTTCCCTGAACCACATACGCCGTTGTCCTTGTGTCATTTAAGTTGAAATACCCTGTGCGAGTGTGCCAAAGCCATTGTCGTGTTTGCAGAACTTCCCTAACCCCATTAACTACAGCCATGCGAACAGCACGGTGTTCCCCGTCTTGTGCGCCGCCCCCTACAGAAGCCAGCATATATTCAATAATGTCTTGGGCAGTAAACACTATTAGCCTCGTTTGTGTCGTGGGGCGTACTTAGACACTACCAATTCGTTTAGTTCTTTAGCATCAGCTTTGGGGTTATAAATCTTCTCTTTGGCAGAAAGCTCTTTGAGGAGTCTTTTGCTCAAGGGTTTGGACGTTGGCGGGGGCGTTTCTCTGGCTTCGTAATCTACAATACCGCTAACGTGAAGGTTTCGTTCTTTGGCTACCTTCAGTATGTCTGCGGAACTTTCAATCCACGCCTGCGGATCACCGGGGCCGCGCTTGTCTGCCAGCCCGCTCATGTAGTATCTGCCGCTAGTGCTGATGCCAGAATGCTTAGCGTCATCCAAAATTCGCCTAGCGTGTTTCTTTGGCATCTTGTCCAGCCACTGACCGTTAAGCCTGTCTTGCATAACAGCCCTATCTGTTCCTTTAACCCCCGGTGGCATCTGCAAAGCACACATTTCAGACCACTTTGAAGTTTGCCCTTCGGCAATCATCTTCAAAAAATGGGCCTTGACCTGTTCGCTTGCGGCAGCAATATCTGGGGGAAGGAAGCTCTCTAATACAATCATTGCTGCAACTCCGGGGGAATCTGTTCTAAAGGCGGGGCTTCCGATAGTACCGGAGGTGCGCTCTGCTCAGCAGAGGGAGAGCTACCTTGCGGCGCGTCCTCCGGTACATTCGGTGGCGGTGGAAGCATTTGAGGGGGAGGTGGTGGAGGAGGTGGCGGCAGTAAGTACGGCAATGGGTCAATATCTAGGCTATCGGCCCAATCAGAAATAAGAGCATTAAACGGCTGTACGATTCCTGCCATTGCTATTGGCTGGAGCACAGGGCCAAGCGTCTGAAGTGCCATTTGCATTTGTTCAACACGGGTAGACTTATTGGGCTTTCTGGCAGATCCAGCTTCAATTCGGTATAGAAAGTCTCGGGTAAGGGAGATAATGTCTCGGGACATCACTTCCTTTTCCCATGCAATTGCGCCAATCGGCCCAAGAACTGGAGCTACGTCAGTTGGCTCAAGAAGCCATCTTGCCGCTAATGACTCACGCCGACTCAACAAGCTCATACAATCTTCCAGCTCGTTCGCCATATTATCAGGCCTAATACTAATGTTCTCTTGCTTAATCTGTGCTTCTGCTGCACTCCTATATTGGGCGCGGGTAATTCCATAAGCAAGTTCTGATAAACCAGTACGCTTATCGAACATATCTGACACAGCAGCAATGATGTCGTACATATCTTTCGTCACTTGGGGTAACTGAAAGACTGAAACAACATCACTCACAGAACGGCCAATCATTTCACTAATTTCAACAATCTTGAAACCGCCTTGCGATGGAGCCAAAAGTTGGTCTTTCAGATCTTGATCGGCAGCTTTAGAAACGCCGATCATTGTTTCGCAGCTTGTTGAAATTCGCGTAGCCAAGAAGCTCATTGCCCAATTCAAGAAGCGAAGTTCTGGAATAGCTGGGCGAATATGGCTGATGGGCCAAGCGTAATTAGGCTTAGTGTGGAACGACAACATCGTATATGGCCATCCCTGTGGATCAGAGAAATACGGGATTGGCCAAGATGCCCTAGCAAGAAGCTCTGAAGGAACACCTGATGCTTCGTCAATTTCCTGATCCATTATGGACGGAGGCATATTAAGTGGATACTCAACGCCTTCGCACACCACCAGATAAACGTAATCGCCCAATGCGTCGAACGCACCCTTATTGTCTTTAGGGCTGTCTTTCAGCCGATCCCCTGCCCCCGTCTTGCTCCAGATACGGTAGTAAGTAACAAGATCGTTGGTTTTCCCGATCTTCTTCTTGCTGTCCCGACCTTCGTAATCAGTACGGATGTTGGTAGTTCCATCTAAGTGTTTCCTTAGATCTGATTCTGGAACTCCGTATTCCTTAGCAACTTCTGCAATTGGCTTAACACAACGACGCGCACACCACAGGGCATCGTCCCTGTTGTCAAAATCTGGGTCAATTAGCAAAGAATCTACGGTATCGTAGAAGCTGCCAATCATTTTAACCGGGGGAGTTGAGCTATCTCCAGAAGTTTCAAGCGTGACGAGTTCTGTCCAGAACACGCCAGCACCTTTAATCATTGCTTCGTTGACAACTTTTCTAGCTTGCGTTTTAAGGTCAAGCTCTACAGGAGTCCAGTTTAAGTATGCTTGGAGAAGTTGTGCTGCCACTCCACGGCTGCGCTTAGTGTTTTCCTGTTGTTCCAGTAGCTGAAGAATCTGCATTTGCTCTGGCTGCAATTGCATCATCATTTCAGGGGTTGGAACGGCAGGCAACCCAAGAGCTTCAGGAGAAACTTCTGGAAACTGCATTACAGTGACAGTACGCACCGGATTCCGGTGGTAAATGACACTCCCCATAATCTCTACGAGTTCAAAAACCTTGTTAATCTGCATCCTAAAACTAGGAGGCGAGATATTGGAGTTGTATCCCCTATCTCCTCTGGCGTAGCCATCACGCCACATCCAGTTGTTTTCGCCGTCATAGAAGTTCATAGCCTCTTTTGCGTCATCTGCAAAAGGCTTTTTGTACTTAATGGCTTGCTCTAGTTTTTTAACCCAAGTAGCCGTTATTTGTCGCAGTGGACTATCGGGCGGCAAGCTCTCGCTCAACAGACACCTCCTGTACCAAAACAGGTTCAAGCATAGTGTTTAAGCCGTAAATAGCCCTAGTTTGCGGTGCGTAGTCCCAGCATCCTAAGCTCTGCCAGCCATGATCTTCGTGAATAGCTGGGTCATCTTTGTGATGCACTGATGGCTTTTCAACGAATCCGTTATTAGTGAATACCAAAATATGTACTGTTGAATCTCCCGGTTCCCGTGTAACCCAACCAACTGCTGGCTTAGAGAAGTTGTCCATATCCGAGCTAAACAAAACGCAATCTCCAATTTGCACTTTGGGCATCTTCCAAACTGTATTACTGCTCATTGTTTCTGTCTCCTTGTGGGCCTAAGTATACATATGCTTCTTCTGTTATGCCACGGCGCTTTCGTTTATCGGCCAAAAACTTAACCCACCACGGCTCTTCTTCCCCAATCACTGCTGGACGATGGTAACTTGGCCTATATGCACATAGGTATTCCAAGCATTGGCAAAGATGCACTTCGCCTCTGGTTAGCGGGCTATCTGTAACAATCGAAGTTCCGGCTACCATGTTGACTTTTTTGCGGTATCGCTTTAATTCACGCTCTAGGTCAGGTACAGATTCAGTAAGAATCCGTATAGTTGGCGTACCAGAAGGCCGAATATGTAGGTAATTTCGCGTGGCTTCGCAACGGGCCATAATATCGTCGCAACCCGCAATAAATGAACTTCCTGTGACTTCGCTCCTGATCTGTCGCTTTACAAGCTGTTCTGTGTATTGCTCAATGGGCAACCGTCCTGAGCCAATGTCGCGGAGCCGTCCACCGTGAGAGTCGATAATAAACGCACGAAACTGGCTTTTTACCTTCTCGGCAAACTTCTCCCCAAATATCTGTGCATTGCACTGCCGCATGTAAAGCTGATCGTAGACCAAAACGTACTCTTCGGATGGGGGTACGGCAGCAAACAATACGGCTGTTACTGCATGGCCCGGATCGATAACTGCATATCGACACCAATCCCCCGGAATCTGTCCATTGGGCAAATCTGATCTGTTTAACCCATGAATCCTCATATCAAAGGTAGGGTAAACGAGAATACTATCGGTGATAAAGTCGCCTTCTGCCCGCATTCTTAGGACATCTTGGCCACTGGCACTCCACCGAATAATGGACTTTTGCTTTTCTTTCTCGTCAATATGGGGATTATCAAGGAATCTAAGCTTAAACTGCACTATATCAGGGGTTTCTTTACGTTGTTCTAGCTCTGCATCAGCACGTTCTTTAAGCGTCAACAATGCATTATTAGTCGAATGTGGCATTGCACTCCAGCAAAATTTACCGCGTTTGTCTACTAATCTAGCCTGACATTCACTGATCCAGTTTTCATTGTTTAAGTCCTCGTCGCAATGTACCCTGTCTGCGGCGTATCCCTGTACTGGATCACCCTCACTAGAGAAGAAGTAGATAATCCAGCCGTTATGAAGTTCTGCTTTTTGGATATAGTTGGCACTTTTAAGTACCCAACTAAGCTTTTTGACCATCCTATGAGGGATTAGGGGTGGTGCTGGCATCGCTTCTTTGCGTCTAGCCTCGTCTGTGCTGGGCCTATATGCCCGCCACTCCTTGGTAATCTCGTCCTTAATAATCTTAAATGCCCCTTTTTTGAACAAATAGGGGTACGCCACCATACCTATGTGCCGCCAATCTTTTCCAATAACGACAAGAATGCCGTCTGTTTTGGGGTATTTATTAAACGGATCTTGCCCTGTTACCGCCCTTGCGTCTTCCACAAAGGAACAGAGAGATTTACCGCTACGGTTTCCCCCGATTACTAGAACTTCTGAAGCTGTAGCCTGATGAACTAAAGCCTGTAATGCAGTTGGCTCATACAGGCGAAGAGCTTCGATCTTCCGTTCCCGAATCTCCGACTGCAAAGACTTGATCTCGTCCCGCTGAAACTGCGTCAGCAAAGGCTTTTTCGATTGCTGCGGCGGTGGGGGCAGGCTGTTCGGGGGCGGCGATAAGGGGTGTGGTTTGGCCATTTATTGTAATCCCTTGATATGTAGACAAAGCATCGTTGAACCGCGACTGCAATTCAAGCTCTAGTTCATCTTCAGACCATAACGTAAGTGGCTTTTTAGCACCACCAAGCTCCACGTTCTTGGAAACTAGCCTGATGATTGTTTCTATTAGTTTGCTTCTGGTACTGCTTCCCGGCGCACTGTCGTAATACTGTTTAACAATAAGGGAAGAAAAGCCCCCTACTCCACCAAAATACTGAAATATACGCTCTATAACCTCTGCGGAATGAGGGATGTTGCTGCCGCCTGTTTGGCTTGCCTTGACATACAGGTCTACCCCGGCTTCTTCTAGTCGCTGTAAAGAACTTACCCTTTTCCGTTTTGCCTTTTTCCTGTCTGCTTTTCTGCGTTTACTGACGCATAAACGACACAGATTTTTGACGTTTTCCCCGTCTGCAAAAAACTCAGTAGTGTCTGGAAAATCTTTCCCGCACAACTTGCATACTTTGTTGCTCATGCTGCAAATGATAACAGCCCGTGGGGGATTCCCCAAGGGCTGTTATTGTGCTTGTCACTTTGTTTTAGATTAGAGAACTGCGCCAGACAACACGTTGCCCGAGAAGTGGATTCGCGCTCGTAGCTGGCCTGCCGTAGAAGTCACGCCAACATCTACCATGCCGTCTTCGGCAGCAGTGCTGGCAGTGGAGGCAACGTAATTTCCGTAAGCGTCTACACCGGCAGTATTTGCTACGTTTACCTTACGAATGGCAGCACGATGAAGGCCGACAGTAAAGGCTGGCGTAACTGGAGTGGAAGTTAGAACAACAGTGCCAAGATCCGCACTTAGTGCAACTGCGGAACCAGCAGTAATTGCAGCACTGGTTGCTACCATCATTGTTGGCCCAGAAACAGTAAGCCAAACAATGTCATACTGACGCAATGCACCAGTAAAGTATTCATCAAACACGCCGATCCGCTTGCCAGCAGTCATATCGGCGGCTAATGTCAAGGTGCTAAAAGACGCACCATCTGGCAGGATCGTAAAAGTTTTGCCTGCCAGCGTAGAGCCATCGGCAACTGCACTGCCCGTATAACGACACGCCATGCAATACACAAGCTGGTTGCTGTAGCTTTGCGTGGTGCGAGGGTTTACGTCATTGAAAACCTTTACGTCACCAATGATATTCTGACCAGCAACAGGCCAAGATACGTTACTGCCGGTATTATTGCCGTTCAGTTCAATAACTTCGCCGGTAAGCAGCGTCTGCCCACGACCAAAATACGGATCAGAGAAAAAACTAGACATGGTTTCGGATTCCTTTTTTGATGAACTGCGTTAGGCTTATACGCCCGTTGCGAGAGGAGCAAGTTGGAAGAAGTTGCGTGGACTGCGGAACCGGAGATTACCCAATACGCTACAGGAATATCTATAGCTTTGTAGTTCCTCTGAAAAGAAAGGGCCCTCTGCTACCATAAGCTGGTTCTCTAAGCAGCGGAGTTCCATATTTCCCACGCTGATTCCATAACCTTTTCCTGCTGGAACAGCGTATTCCGTAGTCACTTCCACGCCATCCTGTTCAAATACATCGGTAAAACCGTAAGAACGGAGTCCGGTGGACTTAGTGACAATTGCCCGTTCCGTGCTGTTAAGGCGATTTAAGTATTGGATATAGAGATTCCTGTCAAGGATCACCATATCAATAGCACTTTCTCGGGTGTCATTACGCTTGCACTGGAAAATTCCTTCTCGCGTTGCTTCAATGCAATTAGACTTCCAGTTAGCAGTGGCTGAATCCAGAGCAGTAGTATTATAGTTTATAATTACAGGCGAATAAAAATCAAATTCTGGATCTACTGGGCTTCGTGGCCAAATAGCAGTTCCGCTGGTTCGCCCGCCACCGTAATAACCAAGCTGAGTCTTTAAACCTGCGTAAGTAGCACTAGGATAACCGTAAGCATCGGCTGCAACTGCGGTTCTTGCTGTTGCTACGCTTGTTGCAGCAGCAGTAACGTCAATCGTTCCACCATTGCCCATGAACGTATCCATGCCGTGGAACGCATTTTCATACCCAGCAGCATCGCCATTTGAGTAGATTTGGGTAGCAAGATGCTGTTCCAGACTCTCTTGCAAGCGGCTAGCCATGTTGGATGCAACATTAACGAGAGCTTGCTGACCACGATTTTCCAGCATCTCACGACGATAAATTGAATCTGTCGTGACAAATCCGCGCCAAGGCAGGTTTGCCAATTTCCACAGATTTTGGCGGGCAAACGTCCTTGGCGTGTCTCCAGAATTTCCCGAAACGGGCGTATTTCTGTATCTGACATTCCAGTCCATTCCCCGTCCAGACTGATTCATTACGACGTTACCGGAAGCCTCTAAAGCAGCAAATACTTTAAACTTACGGAATGTTGCCAATTCTTCTTCACGAAGATGGTTGACAATCGTTACCCCGATAAGTCGGCTCCAGTCTGTTGGGCTAGCCATAATCAATAAGCCTTTCTTATTCTGTCATACCTTCTACCGCAAACTGTTGATTTAGCTTGTCGGCAAAAGTTAATGGTTTTTTAGGAACTCTTGGGTCTGTCGAAGCTGGTGAATTTCTTGGGGCTGTTCTAGCTGCCTGCGCCCTCAAGTAATCCATGTTCCTTTGAGCTTGGGCAACAGCCGGTGCTGGCTGCTGTGGAACAGGAACTTGAGGTGGCTGGTTTTGTCTTTGCTGTGGCTGTTGGTTCTGAGAATTACGGAAGTTGGCTTCCAATAATGTCTTAGTTACTTGGCCCTTGGCGTATTCCCAACGGTGTTGCGGGCTTTGGATGCCCATGTTTTTAGCGTCTTCAATAAATTTCTGGCATAATAGACCTTCTCTAGATACATTTCCAGACTCATCTAATAGCCAAGACTTATTTTCTTCCTGTAAACCAGCAACAAAACGCTCATTTTCTGAGTTCTGGAATTGTTCTTTAACAATAGCGGCAGCACGGGAAGAAGCCACCCTTTCCACCATAGGGCCAAGGGTTTGCTCTGGGTTTTCAAGGAATTTACGGGCAAAATCCGCCTTATATGCCTGCATTTCAGATAATGCGTGTCGGGCATCTAATGGGGCATTTTCAGCAATAATCTCCCTGCCGTTCTCATCTCGGGTTAAATATTGCTTATACGCTTCCCGCACGGCTGGAGGGTTCCACCAACTATCTGGTTTTGCTGGTTGTGCCTGCATTTGCTGTGGCATTTGCTGCTGTTGTGGCTGGTTTCGCTGGGCAAGCCACTGTTCATATTGCTCTTTATTGGAGAGATATTCGCTGGCGAAGGGGATAATCTGCTGGTATTGCTGCAAAGCGTTGCTTGCGGCTTGCTCCCGCTGCATGGTTTCGTACAAAGCAAAAGCAATTTGCTGATCATCTTGGCCAGCAAACTGCGGCAACTGCCTAAAAGGTGCATAATGGTTGATCTCGCTAGTAGGTTCTGGCCCAGAATCAGGTGATTCTGGCGATTCTTCCGGTGAATCGTCCTCTCGCTCTGGTGCAACTACTGGCTCAGAGTAGGAATCGTCCTGTTCTAGATCAATGTCGCTTTGGATTTGCTCAGCCATAATATCTATCTCCTCATATTACTTAGGTAATCCATGTACTTCTGTCCCTGTTGGCTTTGTGTCATTGGCTGTGGTTTCGCCATTGACTTCCGCCACTCATCATACTCTTTATCATATGGCGTTTGTGGTTGCAATGGCACTACTGGCTGTGCGGCTGGTTGAGGCTTGCCGAGTTGACTGCCTAAATCAGCAATAGTGGCAAACCTAGTGTCATATTGTTTAGTACGTTCTTGATCCCATTTATCCCATTGCGGGCTATTAGCTGCTACTGGTTTGCCTTCATCATCAGTAAGCCCCGGCCCTTCTTTGGTGAAATAGTCGTACATACTATCACCTTCTGGCTGGTAAGTCTGCCCTACCGCAGCATTAAAGCCCGCTTCTTGGCCAAAATCCTCAATTACATTGCGACCCATGTTCTTGGCAGCAGACCACAAAGCAGATCTAGCCCCGGATTTACCAAGCAAAGAAAGACCTCCCGTTATTCCAGCCGTTAAAAGAGTTGGAATATCAATGTTTTCCCTCCAGCCTCCCGCCTGAGAAGTAGTAAAAAGACTTGGATAACTAGGATTTTGCATTCCTAAAAGTTTTTGAAGTCTTACCCACTCAACTGCTGGATCAACAAAACTTTCTTGTTCCATTTGACGAAGCATTGGCAATGCTTTAGTTGCGTCGGGTCGAAGATGTTCTGGAATTGGTGGTGCTTGTTGGTTTAATGCTTGGGTCGCTGTGCGGAATTCCGGTAACTGCGACTCTTGACCACCTACGTTACGAAGATTTGCCAGCGTTTCATATGTGAGGTTTCTTCCAGCCCCCGTTAATGTGTTAGTTGCAGTGCTTTGTGCGGCCATGCCCGGAAATGTTGTCCAGCTTTGCCCCGGCGTAAACGCTTCAAGAATATTGCGGCTTGTTGTTGTATTGGGATCGTTGAGCCTATCGCTCTTGTCCCACCAATACATAGCCTCTTTGACCTTATCGGATGGCCTGCCCCCCTGCCTAAAAGCTGCAAGATCTACTGTTTCGTCATTATCGTTGGCAAAGACTGAGCCAACATCTGCAAGAACCTTATCTATTGTTCCTGATCCCAGTGGAGCATTAGCACCTTCTTGGAAAGTCTTGAGGAGGTTTAGCTTTCTTTCGTCCAGCATCTGGCTGCGAAGAACGCCTGCTTTATCAAGAGAAAACTTGCCGTTTAAATACCCGCCTATGCCGTGATCCACTTCTTCAGGATCTCTGAACGGGATTTCAGCGTTGTCGCCACCGGGGTTATGGGACTGCATTAACCCAATAAATGTATCCACCCACTCTTTGGCTGCTTTGTTGCTCTTATCGTATGGCTGACCTAGAATGTTGTTGTAGATGTCTGTGTAATTTTGAGTCAGCGTATTAGCAAGGTTTCCGTCTTCGTCATATTTGTCAAGAAACTTTTGGGATAGTTCAGTAAGGGCTGGCTGGGCTGCTGCTAGGAACTGGTCGTACTCTGGAGGCTTTGCTTCTTCATGGAACTTATTCATGGCTTCAGGGTCTTTGCCAAAGTATCCCAATGCTTTTTGGTCTTCCGGGCCTTGCAGCAAGCTTCCCAAATAGTCCATATACAAACTATCGGCTGGTGCTGGTAGTGGGCCTTGCTGCGGCGCAGCCGAATATGGGCTGGCGTACTTGTTACTTTGGTAATCGTTATGCAACTGTTCTGCGTAAGCGGTTGCGGCTTCTGGGGTACTGAACTTACCGAGATGCTTCCCTGTACGCTGATACTCCTCTATAGCTTCCTCTGGTCTGAGTATCCGACCTTTATCTGCCAACGGCAGCAGCACTTCTTCCCCGCCAAAATTAAAGCTGGCTGAGTACACAGTGCTTTCACCACCATCTGGATTAGGTATTGATGGGCGAAACAGGTCAATGTTTCCACGTTCAATCTGTCCCTCTGGCATTGGACTATCTTGTGCCTGTGCGGCTGCTTCAGCGTCTTGGGTTGATAGACCAGCACCCAGTGTTGCTGCGGCTAGTGCTATTATTTTATAATCGTCAGATGTGTATTCGCTTGGTGCTTTTTTCAAAATCCTAATTAGTTTTTCAGAACCGGGAAACATAACGTAGTTTTTTGTTAATCCAAGCAGCTTCTCGGTAGCACTCATTTGCTCTGGGTCTAAGTGAACTGGCGTACTTCTGTTAAAGCCGTTTTTGTCTTTTTTTTGCTTGGGGTTATTTGCTTTAGCTACATCTATGTATTGTCTGCGACTCTGTTGGTCGAAATACCCTGCCCCCGGATACCCTGCATCAAACACACCCCGACTAAGCATTAGCCTAGTTTTTTTGTCTTGGCCACCTGTGCCGTGGTTAAAATCGTTTGTTGCATCTAAACCTGTTCCTCTTGAAGATTCAAACGGAACTTTTGCTTTTTCAAACGCCCTTTTAACCGCTTCAAATATATCTGGGTTTGCTTCTAGTTTGGTATCTAACTGCCAAAATTTGTCTCTGGGTGCGTCAAGCTCTACGTCATATGTGTTTGGAATAGTTGACTTCCATTGCAGATCGCCCGCTTTTGCCCATTGCGCAACTTGTGTTGCTTGTTCATAACGACGAACAAAATAGCGGTTGGCATACTCCATAGCGTCCTCTGGAGTGTTGTACCCTAGAAATTTTTGGTATAGGTTTTGAATTTCGGCTTGTTTGTTTGCTTGCCCTTCTGGTGTCGAAGGATCATGTTTTTCAAAATAAATTATTTGATCAAAAATGTCATCGTGCCAATCATTTTTACCCCTGCCGTCCTGTCTAGTAGTGTCAACTATTTTACTGTCGCCAGTTGAAAACCTTCTAAGTCCGGGCATATCTCCGGGGCCACGGACAGCCTTACCGTGAAATTGCAAATTTCCGTCAGTGAACTCTTCGATGTAACTGTCTTTTACTTCTGGCAGAGTAGCAAAGTAGTGGCCTTGCCCGAATGTGGCGTGTCCTTGGCCTGACCCAAGATGTGTAGAACTAAACTTGTCAAAGTCAGCTTTGCTAACATGGGACGCACTTATTGGCCCAGTTTCGTCTGGAATAGCTGCCATAGAAGACATAATTTCTTTGTCTTTTGCAGCAAGTAATTTTATGAGATCGCTATAGGGAAGTCCTGTTTGGCTACGGGGAGTAAGGTGAAAAGGCTTTGCTGCCTCTGAGTCTTCCGAAGAAGCGGCAGCGGTAAGCCCTGCCAGCACAGCAGCAATTGGCGCTTTTTTAGGCTTAGCCATTCTTAGTACCCTGCTGGTTGTGCTGGTTCTTGATTCAATGATCCTGCCATCGTCGCGGCTGCGCCAAGACCAAGCGCACGAATACCGTTCTTTCTAAGAAGTTCTCGCGCTGCGTCGGACACAGTAAAGACATTGTGACTACCGGCATATCTTCCGGGCGCAGGGCCGTAAGACATTTCGTGCTGGGGAACCCCTTCTTTTGACAAATCGTTCATAAACGCACGGATTAGTCTTGGAGGTTCTGTATTGCCTATTGTTCCATACTCGTTATTGCCTGCGGGTACTGGAATGCCCTCGGCAGTGTGTACAGAATCTCCGGTAGGAATAAGTGCTTTTCTGTCTGACCCAAGAAGGTTTCTTAAAAAATCAAGTCGTGGAACTCGTTGCACATCATCATCAATGTTAAAAGCCATAGATGGAATTAGGTCTTTTGGCTTTGCTTTAGCAAGGTTTCCTCTACGGGTATTTTGAGATGGCCCCTGCATATTATGTAATTCTAAATAACCTGTATCTCCCTGTATTTCTGGATCTGGTGCTATATCGGTAGTTCTGTAATGCGGATTATCATGCGGGTCGGTTTCGTCAAGCCATGTATTGGTTTTAACAAGTTTTGGAGCTTGCGCGAGCGTGTGATGTGCGCTGTGTGGCATGGTATATGGAAACAGTGGATTCCACTTTGAGCCTACATCTGAATCTTTTTCCCAACCCAAACCGGCTCTATAAGGCTGTTCCCCAACTCGAAAGCCACTTTTTGCGTATCCATCGTAAACAGCGGATAAAAGACTATGGTCAGATGTTTGCCCTAACAACCTCAACAAAACATCTTTGTCCATTGCTGCTGGGCCAAGTTTTCCTTGTTCAGCTAGCTGCTCAACGGGAACATCGTCATAAGGCACTCTTGGCTTTGAGCTAAACAAATACTCTTTATAGTTTGTTCCCACAGGTGTCATGGAAATGTTGTCGCCCAAAATCAACTTTAACTTAGCCAACTCCTGATCCATGCTTGGCGTACTAACCCCTTGGTTATAAGCAAAATGTTGTTGCAATTCAGCAAGCCTTTGTTTGCCATGACCACTGTTTTCTAATATTGTTTCAAGTTCTGGATCTTCGGGGGTTCCGCTAGTCTTTCTATAAGTACCATCTGGTTGCTGTATATTTGTAAAGAAGGCATCCGACAAAGCTTGATCATTTGCCACAGAAGCGTTTATTTGGCGCATTTCATCAAATGTATAGTCTTGCCACCGCGCCTGTTTTCTAGCTGTTTGAGGAGATCCAAGATCGCTAGTTGGATCTTTTTTTATAGGTGCTTGCAGTGCATCTTCCCACGCCCCCATAGGCTTAGCGTATGGATCGTTGATTCCCTGACTACGCCTAATGTCACGAATTTCTTCTTCCGTCATTAAGCTGCCGTCTGCATGACGAGATGGTTTTGGTGTGTTTTGGCGAATAAACTCTGGGCTTCCCGGTTCAAAATCGTCGTTGTTTAGGCCATTGTAAATAAAGTCATTAACCGTTGGATCTGGATGTTCTGGGTATTTGAAATCGGGATCGTTGTAATATTCGTCGTGAAACAATTCTCGCCAAGCTTGTATTTGCTCATCCATCTCTGGGCTTGGTGTGTAATTCTTGTTTTTTTTGTCGAATCTTTCCATCCAAGGCTCATCGGATTGGCCAGAAGCCCTTTGCTTATCAATATAGCCTTGTTGCCATTTTTTATAATCGCTATCGTTATCAACATCGTTATCAATATCGTCAATTGTTTCGTTTAGTCTTTCTTGTCGCCTTTCGTCCCAATCGTCCCACAGTTCTTGTTCGGTTACAGGCTCACCGGTTATAGTCATTGACTCTTCTGAATATTTTGGCTGATCAACACTTGTTACTTTATTAGCTCTAGCACGGGGATCTGGCCTTTGCACCCTACTTCTAATTGTTTTTTTAGCGTTGTAATCAACAGCAAATTGCAAAAGTTCGTCTCTGGGAATCGGCATATTTTCCCCATACTTCTCTTTCCACTCTGCTATTTTTTCATCAAATCCAGCAAGCTGATACTCAAGACGCTTGGGAGCTAGCCCTGTTGAATTGATGTCTCGGTACACGCTATTAGGCGTAGATACCTTGCCCTGTTCGTACAGGGTTCTGATTGCGTTTTCAAATAACGAGTAGGTAGGAACTCCTTGCGCCCTAGCCGCGCTGTCCTTAACCTTTGGGACTTTGGGCAACTTTCCTCTGTTTGGCTTAGACACGCTAATTCTCCTCTTTGTCTAGATAATACTTACTACGCCAGCCACACAGGGCTTCTTTGTTCTCGGGGCTAAAGTGCCACCAAGCCAAAATTATCCACATTACTTGCCAGAGTATCCATATGGTAATTAGAGCAAAACCATAGGTTTCCCCATACGCCATTGCCATGTGCCGCTTAACGCTTTTGTTCAAAGCCCTCATGCACAGGACTTCTTCAGTGTCCCCAGACCGACAAGACATCAATACGTCCTGCGGCCACTCAATGATAATCACATCGACCAAATCATTAATCTTTTCTTGCCCAGCTAAATGCCTACGCATAGGCGGCAGCCTAGACCAGACATACTCCTTGAGTCCACCTATTGAGATGATTTGCGACATTTATTTCTTGCAAGAACCCTCGACCATAGTTTCGTAGGCACTATTCAGCTTGTCCTTTATAGACGTAGCCTTTTTAATTTTCAGCTTCTTTTTAGCCATAAATAACCTTTCTTAGCAGTTCCATTTCTTTAGAGACAAAGCTTTACGAGTCGGTTTACCCTTTTCATCCTTCATGGCTCCCGGCATCCCACCCATTCTAGCACAGAAAGATTTGCGCCTTTTGGCTGCTTTAGAACCTTTCTTTAACTTTGACGGTGGTGTAGTAACCGCAGTCTTCAATTTGCTACCGGGGTTAG